AAAAAGAATACTTCTGATGTGCCATCTAATGTGACCATGTTTGTATTAATAGCATAAACCTTTGCAGCATTTGTAGAACCTGAGTCTGTAACTGTAACTTTAATTGCAGCAGTGTTTACATTATTAGCAGGAATAATATATGATTCGAATTCATTATTCTGGTATGTGTAATTAATACTTGCTAATGTGCCTTGCTCTATTTTAATATTAGAGAACTTCCAGCCATCAGTTGAATTATAGTTAATAGTTGTAGTATCAGAAGCAAACATTGGATATGTCACACCATCAATAGTTGTAGAGAACTTAGTGCCTCTTAACATACTTAAAGGAAGTGGAGTATTCGTTCCATCATGATTCCAGAAAGGTGTAGCAGTTCCTTTTGCCATGACCATATCAATATAAGCAATGGATGGAGAAATAGATCTTGGTGTATAACCTAATAGTTTAGCATGTGATACAACAGAAGATCTTAATTGAGACGTATCAAGAAATGTTTCATTCAGTGCAAAGTTAGCATTCATTGAATTCACATGAGTTACATATGCTAGCACATCAATAATTGTGCTCATTGCAGATCCCTCATAGTTATAATCATTAAAGGTTGAATCAGTAGCCTTCATATGAGTAATTAGATTTGTTTTTATATTATCAAAGTCTAATTCACTTGCATTAATTCTGCGTTCTATTGCCATTATCGTATTCTCTCTATTGAGGCCGAGACATCTAGTATTTCGTTGCTAGATAAAACTCTACCGGTTACTGTTATGTTTACTTCGTTTTGGTCATGTTTTGCCTGGATATTTGTATTAAGTACTTCTATTCTTGGTTCAAAGTTTCTTAAAGCAACATTAATTGATGTTGCCATATTTGCAGCAGTAATATTTGTCATGTTTTCAAATAAATACTGCCTAAGATTTGCACCAAATCCATAATTAAATGGACGTTCACCATGGTTTGTACGTAGTATATTTAATACACTCTGTGATATAGATAAATTATCCTTCTTTATTCCAACGTCATTAGTATTAGGATTTTGCTTAAAAGAAAAATCTAAATCTTTGTACGTTGCTTGTCGTGCTATCTGTGCCATATATCTTATTTATACCTAAGTGAGTGGGTCAGTTATGTTTGTTGGCGAATTGTTCTCACCGTGTGTATGACCATCAATTAATTGTGATGTGCTTGTACGAGTTTCACCAGTTACTGTAACATTTTTCGCTACAGTTAAATTTTCAGTGATGTCTACATTACCAGTCAAATTTATCTTCTTAGTTGTGTCATTTGTTTTTAATGTTATATCTCCAGAAGAGTCAGCAGCAATATTACCAGTAACTGATGCAGTAAGATTACCTGCTACTGCAACATCAGCATGACCACTAATAATAACTCTTACATCTCCATAAACTTCAAGAGTCTCTTGACCTACAACTAATCTATAATTATCTCTTACAATTGTTTCATTCTTTGAACCATCGGCAGTGACCTCATAATTAGTGCCACTCTTATGTCTCTCTGTTATACGTTCTAATCCTGGTGTGTCATCATATTCTTTAACATGACCACTCTCTGTTTCCATAACATTATTGTATGGATATTCTGGTGCATATGTACTAGCTGGTTGATATGTACCTCTTGTCTCTGCAGCATGTGGATCAGCTTCAGCTCTTACTCTTACATTATTATCTTCAACACCACCAGTCTTTGTAGGAAGAGATCCCATGACTATAAATTCTTGCCATTGCGAATCTAAAAACATACCGCATACTAATGAACCTACAGCTAAATTTACAGAATGACCAGTACCATTTATAGCTGGTGTATTTCCAGGCATTATAACCTGTGACCATGGAAGATCTTCTGTTTCTATATTATCATGTGCATTAAAAACTTTTACTTTAACTCTTCCAAGTTTTTTAGGATCTCCAACACTTTGTACTATTCCAAAATTTATCATTCTCTTATTAATCCTAAGTCTTGTCCGTATTGCATTTTTCCATCATTTAAAATAAATTTATGATGAAGTTGAGCAACTACGTAACGATTATCCATTCTTGATCTAGAAATATTACTTCCTCCTGTATCTACTTCTACACTAAATCCTACTCCTAAAAATGGAACTGATATCATATCTCTAACTCTTAAAAATTGATTATACATTCTGTCCTTTTGATTTTTAGCAGATTGGCAAGAAGGATCAACCATTAAACTAAATAAAGATTTTTCATCTCCATCATATAAACTTTCAGATATTTTATATCCAGTTGCATGTATATCAGTAATTTCTTTAGCTTCTAAATTTGTTACTTCAGAATTATCTAATTTTATTTGAGAAATCTTTTTACCATAAAATCCTAAACCAATTTTTTTAGAATAACCTCTATTCATATCTTCTAAAACAAAATTACTTGAACTTCCAACAGTATTTAAAGAAGATAAATTATCATCAGAAGCTATAAGAGTATTTGCTATTACAAATTTTGTTTTATGGGTATATGTTCCTAATAATTCTTCTGTATAAAAATGGTTTTTATCCATATCATAAAGACTCTGAAATCTTGTTACACCGCTTTCCCATAATCTTTGATATAAACAAAATGCAGAATAGTGTTCATCATAAGCATTATCTACTACATTGCTAATAGCTTTAGCTGCATTAATATTTGGAACAACATACTTGCCCTTTGTTATTGCTTTTGTATCAATTGATAATGGTAAAGTTCTTCCATTTGTTTCTAACCATAACTTTGTAAGAATTTCATCACTTGTACCAGAATATACTTGACATAGTTGAGCAATACTTAAATTCATTGTGGGGTAACTAATAAAATGAATATTATATTCTTTACCTAGTTTCGTGATTTTCATATCACTAACACCATCACCAATAAAACTATTATGACACGAAGTTCCAAGATATCTAATTTTTATTTTTATTTCAGGCTGAATATGCCCAATAAAAGTATCATAGAAATTTATATTATCTTTAACTATAAAACTACCACGTACTCCACCGTCTATAGTTTCTAATATACTCATATTAAGAATCATATTGCTAAGATCAACTTTAGCTATCTCAACATCAAGTTTATATAAATCAAGCATTTACTACCTCATTTCGTCTTGGAATTTAGACACAACAGTATTAATTTGAGATGGTCTAATTGCTTTTATTTGTCTATTCTGCTCGGTTATTGCTGACTCATAATCAATGTAAGAATAAGCAGTAGTACCAGAAGATGCACGTTTTACCCAATTACCAGAACTATCAACGTGGTGATGAGGTGCGTAAGCTTGTGACTTAATAAAATTAGCAACTGCAGAATCTGTAGAAGTAAGACCCTGAATAGTTTCACCAGTTATAGTAAATGTTCCTGCAGTTTTTTCTATAACAATATAACCCATATTAACATGAACTTCTTTTACAATACCTGTTGCACCACTTACACCACCAGTAATTGTTTCACCAATTTGAAATTTATTATTAAGATCTGTATCAGTATCAGCAGCAAGATATTGGTATTTGTTTGTACAGTATTCTATAAGTTGAGAAGCACTCATTGGCCAATCATCCCATATATTTTTTATTTGTGGATTAAGTAATAAGAATGTCCAGTGATAGTTAGAGTTTCCATATAACCTTTGACTTAAATGATCTGGTCTTTCACCATCAATAACTTCTATTGTTTGATAAAATCCAGCATTATTAATTAATTCATCACTAAATATTGCTTTAGCTGTAAGATTTTTTAAAGAATCTAAATTACCTGAACCATCTACATCAATTGCTACATTTCTTATTGAACCAAAATACATATTAGAATCCTCCTTCTACGTCATCAGCATATATTGGAACTATTTCTTTAAGAGTTATTCCTAATCCAATTTCAACTGGTGCATTGTTTCTTTTAAAAAATGAAGATACATTCGGGTTATAAGTAACATTAACTGATTCAATATAACATGGCGGCAATTGAATCATATCTTTTGCTCCGTGAAATGATGTTACAACATGATCAGGAACAGTAATTAATGTTGAACTATTCTTTGTAGCATGAGCTGCCTTTCTAAACATTTTAATAATATCAGTAGCTTCATTAGATTCAAATTCATTATCTGGTAAAAATGTCCAATTAAATGTGAATGATCTTAATGATGTTTGTTGATATCTTAAAAGTTCATTTGGATTAAGAATTTTACCAGTACTTCTTTGAAGTTCTGTTTGCATTATATCACCTATTCCATAAGTAGTTAACGCTGTTATAGCAGTTGCAGTTGAACTACCGACACCAACCTTGTCTGCAGCATATGCAGTGCCTGCGGCAAGCAATGTTAAAACTGCTGGATCTAATATTACTTGTTTATTTAAAACATCTCCCATTTGAGCTTCACCATCAAGAATAGCTTCAGCTAATGCACCTATTTTTCTGGTATCTTCATTATATACCATTGTGTCATTTATTTGAATATCAGTAGGCATGTATAATGCAACTGAACCTATATAATTTCTCCTAGCAGTATGTACTAAATCTTTAAAAAAACTTGAAACTTTCCTTATTGATTTATCAACCCAGCTATTTGCAATGTCTAGATCTACTGGGACTACTTGTGGACCACCCGCTTCTAAATTACCTCCTGAACCCGCTCTTTCTTTTCTAGTCATATTACCTGTAGCATAAATACTACCTTGAGCATTACGACCTATATAATCTAAATAGCTAGTACCAATAGATTCTGTTTTTTCTTTAATTTTAGTTTCAACTTTATCTTCATCTATTTTCATAAACTCAAAAAGCATAAATGGTTCACTTGTAGCTTCAGATATAACATTGCTACGCATAATAGCGTATTCACTTGAGTCGTGACTATTAAAATTAACGTTATCTGCAATTGTGTCTTGACCTACAGTTTGTGGATATTTGTAGTGTTTTGCGATGTTTGCAACAGCAGCTGTTTCTCTACCACGTTGGTGTCTATGATCTTCTGCTGGATCTATACTTCCATTCGGTCCTATCTCTGCCATGTTTGTTCCTTTGGTTTGTTATATAGTTATTTATAACGATTTGTATAAATAGTTGTATGAAAAAAACATATTCTGGATCATGGAAACCAAAGAACCTTGCTAAGTATAAAGGTGATCCCAACTCAATACGATATCGCTCAATGTGGGAACGCAATGCATTTAGATATTTAGATACTAAAGCTGATTGGGTTAAATGGTGGAACTCAGAAGAAACTGTAATAGGTTACATA